GCTGCCAGTTGGTCCTGTTGGTCCTTGACTGCCTGTCGGTCCAATTGGGCCTTGACTGCCTGTCGGTCCAGTTGGGCCTTGGCTGCCAGTTGGCCCTGTTGGTCCTGATGGGCCAGTAGGTCCTGATGAATATGGCAAACTATTCCATGCAGTGGAACCATCACCAACTTTGAATTTTCCAGTGTTGGTTTCATAGCCTGGCTCACCAATCGCCAAAATTGGATTTGTGGTTGACCAATCTGTTGATGAACCTCGTCTGTATTGAATTTGTACTGCCATTTTTTAAACTCCACCACAATCAATGCTTGTAATGCCACCATAATTTGAATTTGGGGCACCGCCATCTAAATTTGAAATTACTGTGCTTGGCCCAGCTGGACCAATGCTGCCAACTGGCCCTGTGGCCCCTTGAATTCCTTGGCTGCCTGTCGGCCCTGTTGGGCCAAAAGGACCAGTCGGTCCTGTTGTACCTTGAATGCCTTGGCTGCCAGTCGGTCCTGTTGGGCCTGTGGCTCCTTGAATGCCTTGGCTGCCAGTTGGCCCAGTTGGGCCTGTGGCTCCATTTGTCCCACTGCTGCCTGTCGGTCCAGTTGGTCCAGTAATACTTGGCCCAGTTGGTCCAGTAATACTTGCTCCTGTCGGGCCTTGGATGCCTTGAATCCCCTGAATGCCTTGCACTCCTTGAGGTCCAGTTGGCCCAATTGTGCCTTGAATGCCTTGGGGTCCAGTAGAACCTGTTGGCCCTGTTGGTCCAATAGAACCTGTCGGTCCAGTGGGTCCAGTGGGTCCACCAACACCTCGATTGGTTGTGACAGTTAATGGAGCTGTTGGAGTGACAATCAGTGTCAGATTATTGGAATCAACAACTTTGACTGATACATCACTCATATCACCACCACTCCGTCTGATCTGACCAAGAATAGCAAGAATACGATCAAATCATCCTCTGGAGTGCCACCCGATGATGGCATGGCCACTTTGATTCGGCCTGAAAATCCGACTGGATTTTGTGCGTTAATTTCCAGCTCTGGATCGGTTGCAATTATTGACCATGTTGTGTCATCAATCACCAATGTAAATGTACCAGCCGTGGCATTTAAATTGGCAATGGTCAAACTAACTGGTGTGGGTGTTGGTGTGTAGTCGGCAATATCAAATGTGAGTCCATTTCTGGTATCTATAATATTGGACAATTCACGTCTGACAATCTGAGCCGTTATGGTGGCACCAGTCAAATTCAATGGTGCGCCAGATGAATTTGTCCAAGTCAAATTCCAATAGGTTTTTTGGTCGTAAACCAGCTCACCAGCAATAATTTGATTATTAAAACCTGAAATTTGATTCAGGGTATTTTGATTAAAGACTGCGATGATCTTACCCTACGCTTTCGTTCAAATCCCTGTACTCAGGTAGTGACGTTCCCTATGTACTCACTAGGAACGGATGATTTTATAGAGTTTTATATTGTTTGGATATTTTAACTAGGTTTTTGCACGTTGTAAATCGACATAATGCCATAAATCGTCATTTCTGTATGTGCCTGTTGGTTTGTCTGGTGCCCATGATGTGGATGGGCCATTCAATTCTTTGTAATCATCACCATTGACAATGAATGTTTGCATTGTTTGGCCAAGAATCCAATTATTATTGGAATCCTTATTGCCCACTAAAAACCTGACACAAACGCCTGGTATCTCTTGAATGTCATTGATATCCTCAGTGACTGAGGTTGATGGAATTGTGATTGTTCTGCTCATTATGATGCCCACACTGGTATTTGATAAGATGATCCGTTGATGATAACTTCAATCCAGGTATTGCTGCCACTTGTTAAGCCTGGTTTATTTGCTGGATTAAATGTCGCTGTACTGGCTCCAGTTGTTGGCCCAGTTTGAAAATAAAGCAATGTGCCACTTCCTTGGCCAACTAAATTTTGAGTATATTGAGAATACAAATTATTGACAAATGCTGTGCTTGATGTGCCAAATGCAGTTGTAGAGTAAACACCATAAGTCCCTGAGCCTTGTATTCCATTTCCTGAAATGGAAACCCCTTTTACTCCAGCTCCATAGACTGAATCTCCTTCAACTCCAGAGCCTGATGAAGAATTCCCATAAACGCCAATTCCTGAACTATTTGCAACTCCTTGAATGCCTGTTCCTCCACCATAGTTATATCCATAAATGGCTGGAGAATATGGATTTGAATTTTGGCCAAATACACCATAAGAATAATATGAACTGGTGTTTGAGTTATATCCAAAAACTCCAGCTGAATTACCAGCTGCATTGGCAGTCCCATAAAGACCATAATTTTGAATATTAGACAAATTGCCGACCACCGCAGCATATCCAGACACTGAAATGCCTGATGCAGTATTTTGACCATCAAATCTGGCCACGCCTTGGCCATAAATACTGTTTAAATACATATTGCCAGTATTTTTTTGAATGTAATAACCTGGTGAGGCAATCGGTGCAAATGGACCAGTTGTTGGTGGAGTACCACCAGTCCAATTATCTGACTCAATGTCTTGAAATATTGATGCAGCCACTGGCCCAGTCCATGCCGTTGAATTGGCTGGTACTCCACCATAAGATACTGAATTGGAATTGTATTGGCCCATCAAATACCAAACCACTTGGCCAACTGTGGCCGTTGGTGCAGTCAATGACCATCCGCTTGGTGCAGTTGCTCCCGATGTGGGTGTTGAATATGTTGGTGGGGTTAATGTTTGACTTTGTAGTTTGTATGCAGTGATGGCAGCCAAACCATTTTGGCCAGTTGCACCAGTTACGCTTGCTCCAGTCGGCCCAGTGCTGCCAGTTGGTCCAGTATTGCCTGTTGGCCCTGTCGGCCCAGTAGCTCCAGTAGACAATGGAACCCAAACAAATGCAGTAGATATTGGACTTAATGTTGATGATGTTTTATCGTTGCCGACTGTATAAGCAAAATAATATGTTGCAGCTGGTAAAACCAAATCAGAAAACACATAATAACTATTATTTGGAACTGTTTGATTATTTGATGTGGTTGATGTAATCCAAGTATTCCAATCCGATGGTGATGGAGTTGATACTGTTGTATAAAACAATGTGCCAGTGGTAATTCTTCCCACCATTGGAATATAAACTTGCACATCAAAATTGGGTTGAGTGGCCGATTCATGGTGCGCTGAAATTGTTGGTGCAGCCAATGCGCTGAAATAGGTGGGTGATGCCAATCCCGAATTGGGTGTTGGATGATATTGAGTAATGTCTCCAGTGGCATAAACATTTGCATCATAAGCAATCAGCTGCACTGCTGCACCAAGATTTCCGTCTGGCAATGATGATTCCTTAACTTGCATCACTCTGAATTGCTGATTTGTCCAGCCATAACTTGAATTGGTCACTGTGACCACATCGCCAGCATTGACCTGAATTCCAGTGTAATTGGTGGAAAAACTGACAATCAAATCAAGTCGATTTTGCTCAAGTGTCCGATTGGCTAAGTATTGAGCTGTAACCGAATTGTTGATCAAATCATATGAAACAGTGAATTTGTTAACTGGCTCGTTTTGATATATCAAATTGGCTGGGGTTTGTAGATTCACATAACCAGCCTGATCCCTATTTGTTGAATCATTAAATTTGGCCTCAATCTGATTCACCATTTGGGTGATATCCAGCTCCCCCACTGTGATTGATCCAACAATATTATTATCATCAAATGCGAATGATGGTGAAATAGCTTTATTGATTACCACTTGCCAATATCCAGTGGCTGCCTGATATGCTTGCCATGAATCACAGCAAGTCATCATCAAATCGATATTTGACAATACAGTCTGGCCAGTATCCAAAACACCATTAAATCTATATCTGGCCTGTGATGCTGTGCCACCTCCTGCTGGTGTATAGGTGATCAATTCATCTGAATAAGCATTCAGAGCTGCGCCCGAGGCAGAGCTGACAAATGATGGATCAATGGCACCGCCATAAATCGGATTGGTAATGTAGTCATACCAAACATCGCCTGGCTTGGCACATCCAGCTCCATTCAAATAATGGCTCACATAAAATGTAACTGGCTGCAATGAAGTTGTGCCAGGTGCATTTTGGTTATACACCAACTGCACAATGGCAAACGCCAATCCATTCATATTTCGATTAGTGCTGGCCCATTGCTGTCCTGATGGACAAGTATTTTCATCGCCAGAATCATATTTCATTATTTCCCATGGCATATAAGTTGTATTGATCGGTGTGATCGTGCCAGTAGGGGAAGATGTGTACAAATAGATATACAGTTGATTTGCAAATGGAGTTACATTGTTTGCACCATCGGTCAAAGTAGATACCATGGCTGGATATAAAGCATCAAATGTAATGATCTGATCTTGATAGTAAAAATTGGATGGATTGCCTGGTGTCGGCAAATTGTAAATAAATTGGCCATTTGGGCTAATGTTTGAAATCACCATCACATAAAACATTTGCTTTTGATTTTGTGATAAAACCGCATCACAAAACCGACCGCCAGTGTATGCATCACCATAAACCAATGGAATGCCAGCTGTTGGATCTGGTGGCACCTGCTGCCTAACATTGTTTTGTTGGGCCTGTGGCACATTGGGTGCAAATATCCT